CGACTGAGCTAAACCTGCTGAATAATTGCCGGTGCATACCCGGCGCGGACACTTAGGTATCTGGTCAACCTGCCCGCTTGCGTAACAAATAGGTGTGGAGGCACCTGCCAGATTTGCATTGCGTTTACCTCGCTGCCGAAGCGTTTCCCCGTTTCAGCCGTCAGCACAACTTGATGCGCTCACGGCTGAACCTGGAAAAAAGCCCGGAAACTACCGGGCATCAAATCCTACACACACAGCAAAGCCTACTCTGGAATAGACTTTGATTTGTGAAAAAAAGCGGATTAAACAGACAGTAATGCCTAACCCGCGAAATGCCTACCATGATTTTGTATAGAGCCATGATGCCCTTGTCAGCGGGGAGAAATGTACACAAAACGGAGTTATGACGCAATGAAAATCTAAGAGTTTTCTTAGATTTTCAAAGCTATTAAGGGGAGGCAAGTGAGAGTTAGCGGCGTTTTACTTTCGGGTTTGTAATGCTCTCAATATCGCCGTTGGCTTTCGCCCATTTTATGCACCAGCTGTTCACGGCAGCGCGGATCTCCATCACAGAGGCCTCGCTTAGCCCCTTCACTTTAGCCAGCTCAGCAGGCAGCTCGCCACCAGCATCGGCAACCGTCTCATATCCGGCCTTAATCAGTGCGTTAAGGGCGCGTGTCGGTATGACCAGCTCGGAGACCGGCGCGGCTTTGCCGTCCAGAATGCGCTGGTGGAGACGCGGAAAATCCTGCGCTATGCGCTTCATGATCCGTGCGTGGAGCTCGTCATTAACAGCGGTATCCCACATCGGCTCAAGGTCCGGCAGCAGGCGGAATACCGGATTGCCCCATATACCTGGCACTACGTCCATTGCCAACATCATCGCGGTGCGGATCTGGAAATGGAAATCAGCCATTTCAATAGAGACGTCGCGGATACCGTGGAAGACGCTCAGACCAAAGTGGAAGTTGTAGATGTAGCAGCCCACGTCACCGGAGCCGTCCGGCAGCTGAAGCAGGAACTGCTGCACGTCTTCCCGGCCATCGTGGAAATCGACGCGCTCTTTCAGGTGGTTATACAGCGCGGTTGTCTTAAGCAGATCGTTAGCCGTCTCAGCGCGCTGGCGGCGCTCGTCGCCTACAACCTTATCTGCGATGTTCAGTTTGCTCTGTAAGTCCTGGCGCTTAACGCTTTCCTTTTTGCGGTCAGCGCGCATCTGCGAAATGGTTTTGTCCCGCTCGTTCAGGTCAGTCGCCAGGCGCTCAGGATGCTTACGGCGGTACTGTGAGTGCTCCAGATTCAGCGTGGCCAGCGCCAGCTGTGCGGTCGTCAGGGCTGACTCCATATTCTGCAGCTTCGTTTCCGCTCTGATTGCGCGGTTCTCTGCTTCCAGCACGCTTTCTTTTGCCGCGTCTCTGGCTTCTTCAATGGCGTTCTGCGCATCGAGACGGATTTTCGTTATTTCGTTGTGGAGTGCGGACTGCGCGGCCAGCTGCTGCTGTACCTGCTCCAGTGCGTCTAATAGCAGGTTGTAGGTGTCAGCCTCATGATTGAGCCGCATGCCGATATCGATCTGGATCTGCTCCAGAGCGTTCGTGCAGTTATCAAGGAGGCGCAGCTCCAGGTCATCAAGCGTCAGGCGTTTACGGATGGAATTAAGCTGGCTGTAAGCGGTGACAAACGCCTGGTGCAGAACATCGTCATCGACGTTGCATACAGGGAGATTTTGCAGCTGCTGGAGTGGAGCGAGTGTAGTCATATTGAGAATCAGATCCGCGTGTAATTTGCGGCGGATGATAACTCGAAATTAACCACTGTCTAAGAGTTTTCTTAGATTTGATTAAACTATCAAGGTGAGATTGCTGGTGGCGTTATCGTGGACTCCGCCACCAGCAGAGGGTTACAGCAGTTTCAGCGCCGTTACGGCTATGGCGGCCACAGTGATAATCATCAGCACGTTCAGCAGTACAGACGGCACCTTGATCTCGCCGGTCTCATACTCTGTCTGCGTCATCCTGCCCAGGTAGCTGTGCGAGATCAGCACTGCGTTTTCGTCAAAGCTAAGCGTAGCCCGGACGTTCTCAAGCGTCTGGCGGGAAATCTGACGTGTGGCCAGCTGGACGATTCCGGATCTCATCTTCCCGTTGTCGCCCATGTAGCAGACAGTATGGTAGTGGTATGGCTTATCCTGGCCCATCAGCTGATAACTACCCAGTCGCTGACGCGCATATCGTTAATGCTCAGTTCGTGTATCTCAACGCCGCCGTCCGGTCGGGTCAGTATCAGCACGTCACAGCCTTCATGCTCCTGCTCAAGCGACACAAAGTAACCCGCCTCCCACGCTTCCCGGCGCATCAGCAATTCCGGATCCTCTTTCATCTTCAGCAAGGCGCGGTCATAGCTGCACGTAATGGCACCGATTCCAATTTTGCTCAAACCTTCGATCTGTGCCGTAGTCATGCGTCCGCGTCCTTCTGTTAATGATTTTCTCAAGATGTAACTGATCCCCTTCACGCCGCCGAAATAGTTCAGCTGGCGGTTACTCATGCCGCTGCGCGACATAAGCTCCTGCTTAGGTACTTTGAAAATGCCGACGTCCATAGCCATGTCGGCAAAAACCGAAAGCCCACGGCCCAAGCCGTCGCGCGTCTTTTGACGGCGCGCATAATGCTCAAAGGTGGGGCATCCGGTAAAAAACTGCGCGTCAAAAAGCACTTATTCGCTCCAGAAACCGTCATTCTCATGCGCTGGCATTGCTTCGCCTGCTTTGAGAACTGCGTATTGCTCAATCACGCTGATCGTCTCTTCAGGTGAAAATGATAAAAGAACGTAATACCCCTGCTCTTTCAGGCGACGCATCCACGTCAGCTGAAACTCAGAAGGCATATTCTTTCCGTGTTTCTGCTCTACCCGCATTCCGTGATAGATGCCTGCCGGTATTTCCAGGGACATATCCGGAACGCCCCGCTTTGCGCCTTCAGCCTCGATCGCTGCGGCGGTCGCCTTTAAGCGAAATCCTCCGTTTGGTACGGCATACAGATGGTCATAAATAACCCTGTTGTGACGGTGAAAATGGTCAAAGATTCGAACCTGATCGAAATGCTCTTGTTTGCCTTTGCGCAGATCGGGATTTTTGACGAGAGCGGCCAGCGCTTTTGCGTGAACCGATATTTCTAAAGCTGCCGCTAACCAGGCAGAGGTTTTGCCGGATTTTACCGACGCTCCACCAGCAGATTTAACAGCTGCTTTGGTGCGGTTTTTTTGATTTTTTTTATAGGAGTGCAACCACTCTTCACTGAAGCGCATATCCGAAATTGCCAACCGATGATTAATTAGTCTAAAAGGTGGATCTGCGTTGGGGGGTATTTTTAACGCTGAGACGGGAAAAAACAAGCCTGTAATCTACATCTTTGAAAGATAGTTATTACAGGCAGTTATCATTTTACTGGTGGGCCATCCACATGAACGCCAGGCTGTAAACGATACCGAGCGTACTGAAGCAAAGTACAAGGAACCTGCCGATCACATTAGAAAAAGGCGTGGCTTTTGCTGAAAGAGCCTTGTTTGAGGTGGCATTAACAAAATCACGCTGCGTAAAATTATTCATGGTATATTCTCTTTGTTAGGTGCAGGGGTGTACGTCGCCAAACTAAACCCCTGCAAAGTGAAAGCCCGGCCTTATGGTCGGGCTTTTTCTTTGTCGCTGCCTTAGTTGCTTAACGCAATCTAAGGGTTTTCTAATTTATCGTCAATTAAAATAACTACTTTTCGTCACTTTTCACCTGCGGCAAGGCTTCTCCGGCATTTTTCAGCCGATTTAACGCATCCTGCAGCGCAGAAATCCAGCTACTTTTATCCAGTTCCCGTACCCGCTTAACTCTCTCCTGTGTGTAGGGATTAATGACCCATACCCATGCTTCATGATCCTGGCGATTACGCATCGTAAATACCCCAGTCGGGGGGTAAAAATTCAGCTCAGCACCATTGGCATAGGCATAGGCTTCCAGTTCCTCCAGCTTAAGGTACTTGTTCTCTCGCGGCACGGTGTCTCCTAAAATCTTCTTTTCTCTATGGATTCATCATAGCTGACATACATGTAAGGTTCAGTATCATCCGCCGAAGGCATCACGGGAAGCAGATGTACCGCGCTGAATACGGCATCGTTTTCGGTACGGTCGTCAGCGTACAGGTGCGCAGCTATGACCGTAAGAGCAGGACGTGAAAGCGAGTATATTTCAGCTACATCGCTTTCGACTACCTGCCCAAATTTAGTAGTAGCACGTTCCAGCAATAACGTTTTGACGGCAGGCCACCACGGCCCAAAAGCCCGGTACGCAAACCTCGTACTGCTCACGCGCTTTACTAAATTTTCCAGATAGTTTACTAAAAAGGCCTCTTCGGTTCGCCCGTCCAGCGCCAGCGGTAGCAGGCTCTCAATGTAGGTTTCGGTTGGCTTGATGGTATCAATGAGTGTCGTCATGTTTGACGGCCCTCGCGGGCCGCTCCTGAATTATGCGTTTACAATATCGTTGCGTAACGCATCGAGATCGTGGGAGGAAGGGATAAGCCAGGCGGCTTGTGTGAACTCGTTTCCGGCTACCGGATCTTCTTCAAAATTCCAGAATTTCGCGCCGTACTTCTCTTTGATGAGATCACGAACCGCTTTGCGCTTAAGCACCGGCTTATCACTGGTGTCCGTCAGGACATAAGCGCCACCAGCCGGGAAGTCGATTTTGAAAGTGCGGTTCTTCCACTTGCGCGAAGCCACCAGATCCTGCTCGTTTTTCATGACCTGGAAGCCATCGGACTGCTTCTGTACCTGTGCGGTGCGCACGGTCGTTGCCGCTGCTGCTGCGAGTCTTTGAGCCTCATCGCGGCGGGCCTTCACAGCATCAGGCGACAGCTTGCCGATAATCATCCCTTTGTAGTCATCCCACGTTACGGCGTAATCCCGGTATCCACCCTTCTCCATCTGCTCCAGCCACGCATAAATCTCATTTAACCGGCTCATAACGGCGGAGGATGAGGTAAACGTTTCGGCACTGATCGCAGCTTCATCGAGCGCGCCCAGTGAAACGCCGGCACGCAGATAAACTGCTGCAGGCGATTCGGTAACGGTAGCCGGTCGGGTAACGTCGGATTGTGCATCAAATTTCGACTTTACCAGCAGCACAGCAATACCGGCCTGGCTGTCGCTCTCGCTCATCTGGCGGAACTGCTGCAATGCGGCGGCGGCATACTGCTCTGTCAGTGACCTGATAGCCTGCATCTTGCCGTCGGCCATCTCGTTACGCAGCTGATCGAATATCACTTCATACTCGTTACGGTTGGAGAACCCTTCCATGCCGTTACGGAACTGACGAAGGCTGATTGAATTGCTCCAGTAGTAACGGTCCTGCCCTGCGCCCAGGAAAGCGGCATGTGCTTCTTCATCTGTTGCGCCGGTCATTGTCCGATTTCTGGAGTCGTTTGCTTCAAACTCCACCACCAGCCGCTTAAAGACTTTAACCACGTCCGCCATGCCCGCCTGCTTCCCGTAAGCCTGCAATGCCATGTCGTAGTTGCGGCCAAACATCGCCTTAAAGAAGCCCTGCGCGCTGTAGATGTTGTTATCCACGCTGTACTGATAAAGCTCGCGCTTCAGCTGCTCGTCGCTGTGGTCCGGATACAGCCACGTTTCAGCCGGACGCTCTTCGCTGGCGCTGATCGTGCCGCTGAGGTAAGCCAGTTTCAGCCTGCCGTCACTGTCACGGTACAGCCATCCGTCTGTGCGCACATTCAGGACGCCCGCGTGAATGGCCGCATAGAAGTCATCACGGCTCAGCGTGTCCGCCAGGTTTACAGGATCGATGCCCTTCGCTGCTGTCTGGAGCGCTTTTGCCTGGTCACTGGTGATATCCACGCGGTCGTCCACCAGCGCAGACGGCATTTCAGCAAAACCACCGATATTCGGACCGGTATAGCAGCGCAGCGGCTTGTGGATCAGTTCAACCTCAACCGTATTTTTCTCCGGGAAGAATTTGCGGATCTGAAATACGCCCTTTTCTTCGCGGTCATCGTTGAGCCAGATTTCATAGGTCGCGCCAATTCGCAGCAGCTGGCCATCAGGCAGTTTCATGTACTGCTCCGGGGCGCGCAGCACGTCCGGATCTACTTCCAGTACGCCGGACTTGATTGCGCGCTCTACTTCCCCGCGGGAGCGCTTGATGGTGCTGGCTGCACTTTTGGAGCGAGTCAGCGCCTTGCGTGCGCCACCCAGCTCCTGCTCCAGCTTCTTCTGCTTCGCCAGGCCATCACGGAGTGCAGCACGCGCTACGCGACGGTCCTGACCGCGCCACTGATCTGCTGACCGTTTGCCATACTGCTCAACTTCGCGGTTATAAGCGGCTTCAGCGACAGTGACATCCTCGCGATAGCCATCAATCTCGCCGTTGATCGCATCAAAGGCAGCAGACAGTTTGGTAATGTTGTCTTCCAGCACTTCTACGGGGGTAGCAGCCGCAACACTTGCTTTCAGGTAGATATCCAGCGCGGCAGCGGCTTCACGCTCGGCCTGCTGGCGGTCCGCTTCACGCTTCGCTTTCAGCTGTGCATCCACGCGGGCGCGGCGCTCTTCCGGGTTAGCGGCCAGCAGCAGGCTCTGCTCTTCTTTGGACTCCACATCACCGTTTCTGATGCTGGAAACGTCAGATTTCATGACGTCGTTGATCCAGTTTTTCTTACGCTGCAGCGTCTCCAAGCGGAACTCGTCAAATGACCCTTTGCCACAGTAGTAATGCACGCGCATGGTGTCGCGTTCGGAGCCCACGCGGGCGCCGCGTCCGTTACGCTGGTCGATACTGGCTGGCGTCCAGGGGAGTGTCAGATGGTGCGTATCGGCGGTGCCTTTGTGCAGGTTGATCCCCACTTCGGCCTTTTTGTTGCAGATGATGATTGGCGTGCGGCCTTCGTTGTAGTCGGCGGCGATCCCTTCCATACCGGCCAGCGAGGCGTCACTCTGCGCGGCCTGATAATCCTCATAGCGCGCCAGATCCTGATAGTACTTATCCCATGCGCCTTCCTTAAAGCTGCCGTCCGCTTTTTCCACCGGCTCAACCGGTTTCTTCACGGGCTTCAACTTCACGCCAGACGCTTTGCTGACTGTTGTGGCGTTGATGATGCCTATCTGCTGCTCCGCCAGGCCCAGGGCGCTGGCGATGATGCGGCGCAGCTTGTTGTGCTGGGACTTTTCATCCATGAAAATGATCTGCTTACCGTCTGGCAGGCCTGCCTTCAGGTTTTCAATCAGCGCGGCATACTTCGGCGGTACCGGGTGCGAGACGTTTTCCATGCTGATACCGGCAGCGGCGATCGCATCCAGTACCTGCTGCTCCAGCGTGTCGCTCACCACCAGCTCCACGACGCCCCCGCGATTCTTCAGCGTGGTCTTGACTACCTTGCTGGTGCGCGTGTCGGTTAGGCCGGTTTCCGCGTCCTCAGCGGTCTCTTCATCATCACCGACAAGCAGCTGGCCACCAGCCTCACCCGGCAGCGAGCGCGCCACCTGTTTCGCCAGCTCTGTGTCCTCTTCACGGAAGCGGAACGTGATAGCAGAGCGGTACAGGTCCGGATCGATAACCACCTTATCCATGTCGCGGATAACAGAGAAAATGAAGTCGTCTTCGTTTTGCACAATGGAAATATGACCATCGCCATTGTCCTCTACGATTTCCTTTTGCCCGATACGGCTGGCGCGCAAACGGAGCTCTTCATAAAGCTCTTTCTGGTCCCGCGTCATCGGCACGCCAACGGTTTTCTCGTCGAGGCCTGGGATCTTTACGCTGTCTTTCACGTCAGCAGCAGATTTAAGCGTCGTCCAGCGATGGAAGATGCCGCGCAGACCATCAAGGTTTTTGAAGCCCACCAGCCCCTGCTTGTCTTCCAGTTCGCCTGAAATCTTCTGGACGGTAACGGTGTCTGTTTCCCCGAATACGCGCACAAAGTCATCCGGCGTCAGTATCCCCATCGCCTTCCACTCATCCAGCGACACGACGTGTGACAGCATGTTAAAGGCGTCAATCGGGGAGTTAACCAGCGGTGTTGCGGTCAGTATAACGACGCCGCGGCCGTTGTACTTCTTCATCATGTACTGGCTTTTCACGGCCATATCGCGGGCAATCTTGGAGACGGACGGATTAGGCAGGTAGGCCAGCTGGCCCGCTTCACGTCCGGCGCTGTGCGAGTTGCGGTAGTTATGCCCTTCGTCTGCGATCACGCTGTCAAAGTGCATATCCTCAAAGTAAGGGATCTGGCTCTTTTTCTTCGTGCCGGTATCGGCGGCTTTGTCGCGGAGTTTGTTACGGGACGTGGCGGCGCGGTGCGTGGACTTCATCAGGTCCGTGCGGCCATTCTCAATCTGGTTAAAGACCGCCTGGCTGGAGTTTTCCTCGATTGTCTCCGGGCGCATCGGGATATCGCCAAACTGCTCTTTGGTCATCACCACGGCGCGGTAGTTGGAAACAGGGATCATATTCATGCGCTCAAGCACGGTTGCGGCCGCGGACTCTTTCACGACATTACGCATCACCGGCTGGCCGTCTTTGCCCAGTTTCGGCTCGTTGTTCTCGTCGCGCTCCTGGGCCTGCATGATCTGGCCATCTTCGCCGCGCACTTCGTCCAGCCCGACAAACAGGATGTTCTGGAAGGCCTCGGCGCTGTAGAAGCCCTGGGCTTCGTGATACCAGTTCTGGAGGACCGCTTTTGGCACAACGTAGACAGTTCGCTTACTGCGCCCCACCTCGTAGTTATAGGCTTCCAGCGCCAGCGCCGTGGTGGTTTTACCCAGCCCCGTGCCAAAGCCCATGATGCCGCGGCCGTCTTCCGACAGGCGCCGGACTTCCGCATTCTGATAGCTCAGAGGAATACGTTTGCCGCTGATCTGCTGCAGCTGCAGCGAGGCAGACGAGTGCTCAAACGGAACGTAGCCGTTAAAGGCGTCGTTGTAGTCGCTGACGACGGTTTCCACATCCGGGTGCGTGCGCAGCCAGTCGTTGAAATGTGACTCCAAATCGCTGATGCGCTTCAGGTACGCATTGGCATTTACCCCGCGTGGCTTCACGCCATTCAGGTAGTTTTCCAGCTGATTGTAGAAGCCGTCTTTGTAGCTGGCGCGCTTGTACTCGGTCACGCCGCCTTTGCTGGTGACAGAGCGAACCTGGTAGCCAGAGAAAACGCCGTCTTTGCCTGCGTAATTGTCTTCTGCGGTCAGATAACCGTTGTCGTTTTCCAGGTCCTGCGTGTATTTGAAGTCATCAAAGCCCTGCTCGATCAGAAACTCTTTGATCAGGCGGCGGTCCAGCCAGCGGGCATTGAGGTTAACCGTAATGTCTTCGATCGGCGTGTGATTGCGCTTCTCGTTAATGGCTTCCAGCTGGCGGACATAGTTCGCCTTTACCGGGCCATCCGGCGCGTCGTCAATCAGCCCCGCCAGGCGGGAGACTTTGCCGCGCACGTTCCCACTGGTGGCGCGGGCCAGTGGCATGATGTTGCCGTTGCCATCGAGGGCGATCTCCGGGAAGGTCGCCAGGTGCGCCAGCAGCGCGTCGTCATCCTCCGGCAGCTGGCCGGTAAACGCGGCGCGGAAGGCGGCCAGTGCAACCGGAACCAGATCAACGTCGCTGAAAAGATGTGATACCACCTGCTCCGGGCTGGCGAAATCAACTGCCACAGCCACGCTACGGTCGATGGTGCCGTTCAGCAGCGCCGACAGATCGCCTTCACGGCTGACGTTGGCCTGAAAACTCAGCCAGCCCTTTGCGCTGGCGTCAGACAGCCCCGCCAGTTTCAGGCCTTTCGGCGTGCCGTACTGGCCCACCTCTTCGCTCACTAGGCGGGCAGCGTCGGCAATGATGCCGCTGGCGTCGCCGCCCAGCATCTGCGTATTCAGCGCGTCATTGATGCGCAGACCGATAATCGAGGCACGCATAACGCGCCATCGGTGGCCGGGCTTCTGCTGCATGGCGAAACGGATCGCGGCGTGAATGCGATCGTCAAACAGCTGCGGGTATTCCACGCTGGCGGCATACAGGGCGCGGCTGTCTAGCGACAGCATGCCGTTGATGGTGCGTGTTTTTGTCTGCAGGTCGCCAAACGTCGCCGCGCCGAACCGCTCCGCGTCGATCCCGCTCGATGCGGTGGTGGCGTCTTTGATAAAACGGGTGCCGTCATAGGTGTGCCAGACGCCAGCCATGAGGCGCTTATCACCTTCAACCGGCGACTGCCAGACAGCGGCAGGCGTACCCAGCCGATCCCAGTCGATACGGCTATCAAAGCGGCGCGACAGCGCGGCCTTCATTGCCGCATTGGTCAGCTGGCCATCTTTCTTCACCACCAGGATGTTATTGAAGTCAGATCGCTCAGTTTCACCGTGAACAAAGCGACGGCCTTCGGTTTCGAACCACTTGCCCCGGATGAACGTTGGCCATAGCACGCTTGCCGCCTCAAGCGACTGTTCATCGCTATCATGCACCAGCTGCGTCAGCGCTTCGGTATGCTTTCGCAGTACCCACACATCCACCACCGTTGCGGTACCGCTTTCGGCAAACGTGCCGGACGGCATGCGGTGCGCGCCCAGGAACTCCGCCACACGGGAAACGCGATCGCGCAGCTTGTTGTTGTTGCCGCCGCCGTCGGTCATGCCGTTCGGCACCACCAGCACCACCAGCCCGCCATACTTCACCTTATCGATGGTGCGCATCACAAAGTAGTGACCGACGTTAGTTTCATCGCGGTAAGCGGGGTCAAGCTCGGCAAAACCAGTGCGCGAGTCGCCAAACGGCACGTTACCAACGGCATGGTCATAGCTGTTATCCGGCACGGATACCGCCAGCTTCTCAAACGCACCCAGGCGAACATCGTCCTCCGGGTGCAGCAGCTGGTTAATGCGTCCGGACGTGTCCGAAATCTCGGCCGACGTCATCATGGCGCCAGCCGGTTTTGTCTCCTGAAAAACGCCAGTACCGGCAGACGGTTCCAGCATGTGACCGCTGGTAATACCGTAATCGGAAAACAGATCCCAGATACCTTCCGCCATGAATGGCGGTGTGTAGTACTCATACTGACTGCCGCCGCTGCCTTCCAGACCGCCCTCTCCGCTGTAGCCCGCCAGCACCCGGCGCTGATCGTCGGTCAGTTTATTGCCGTCGAAGCCCTGGGGCAGAGAGTTAAGCAGCGCGATCGCATTGTCGTTTGCACTCCGGCGCTCACGCTGCAGGCTCACGCCTTCACGCTTGGTCACGCCAAACGCTACTACGGTTCGCTGTTTATGCAGGCGCATGACCAGCCGGATCAGTTCCTCAACCGATCCCGCCTCCTGTACCGCCCTGTTTACTGGATTTTCCACTGTGTAACTTTTCCTCAGATTGCATAAAGCGAATATGCTTTATCTGATTCTAAAGGTTTATTAAATAGGGCGTATAAATTTGACTACTAAAAATAAGGCGTTGTCTGTTTTAAGCGCATTGAGGCAGGCATTCCGGGGCGCGGCGACAGAGGCACCGCAAAGCCTCGCCTGGACCAACGGACAGAACGTGGTCGTCTCACGGTCCGGGCTGGCGGCAATGGCTTACAACGAGGGAAATGCCGGGGAAATGACTTCCGCCGGCGACAGTCTTTTTCTGGGCGCGGAGCTGCCGCTGGACAGACTGCAGCGCTATGCGATTCTGGAGGAAATGGCGAATAGCTCAACGTGCTCAGCCGCACTGAATATCCACATTGGCCACGCACTCGCGCCGGACAAAAAAACCGGGCTGGCATTCTCTATTGTGCCGGTTGACCCGTCCGACGCAGAAGGCGCGGCGCGGGCCAAAGAGCTGCAGGATGATTTGGGCGCGATGATTAACCGACACCTGCCGTCGCTGGCTATGACAATGGCGATTTTCGGCGTGTCCTATGTGCGCCCTTATGCCCGCTCAGGGAAAGGGATCACCAGCCTGGAAAACAGCTATTACTCATTGCCCTACTTCATCCAGGAGTTTTACAAAGGCGATCAGCTGGTGGGCTTCGGCGGGGATTATGTGCTTTCGCCAGACACCCATACCCGCACACTATCTACGCCGTGGTCCCTGGTCCCGATGAAAAATCCGTACTGGACCCCGACACGCAACGTTCAACCCGTGACGTCCGGTAATCGTGGTTACTCTCTGCTATCTGAGGAAGAGGACAAGGAGGTTGCAGAGACACAGAACTACGGCACCAGCTTCCTGGCGCATGCCTATGAACCTTTCCTGAATCTGGTCGGCGCGCTGAATGCGCTGAAGGCAACGCGCTACAACGCCGCCAAAATTGACCGCCTGATAGCCCTTACAACCAACTCACTCGATCCGGTTGTCGGTGCGAACTACACCCGCACTGTGTCGCAGACGCTCAAGCGCCACGGCGAAGCACTTCAGAGAAAAGCGGTTAACGGCAACACCATGCCAACCGTGATGAACCATGTGATCCCGGTGATGGGAGACGGTAAAAACGGCATTACGATCGACACACAGTCGATACCGGCGGACATTACCGGCATTGAGGACGTGATGTTTCATCTTCGCCAGCTGTGCGCTGCGCTCGGTATCGACTCAACTATGCTGGGGTGGGCCGATCAGATGGCGGGCGGGCTGGGTGAAGGCGGCTGGATTCAGACGGCTATACAGGCGGCACTCCGGGCGCAGTGGCTGCGACAAGGCGCGCAGGAAATGATTTACCGGCTGATCGATATTCACCTGGCGTTCAAATACGGCAAGGTTTATCCGGTTAAGGATCGGCCCTATGTAGTTCAGTTCAACTCGATGAACACCGCCATTCAGGAAGAAGAAAGCCGCGAAATGGACGCCCGCGCCAACTTCATTACCCTGATGGTGCAGGTCATGGATGCGCTGCAGGCCAACAACAAGCTGGCAGAGAACGACACGTTCATGCGCTACCTGTTCAGTGATCAGCTGAAGATGGACAGCGGCACGCTCGACAAAATGCTGGCGGAGTTTGAGAAAAGCAGGAAGAAAGCGGACGCGCAGGATGAGGAAGGCGGTAATGGCAGCATGATGAATGAATCAGCGCCTGGCGGTTCGGATCCGGAAAGCTGGACGCATGACGAGCTGGTGGCATTTGCCCGTTATGTGACAACACCCGACAACTGACCAGCGTTAAAAAAAACCGCACACCACATCCAGGGGGATGTGCGGTTGATAAACGCCTTATCAATGCGATACGGAAGGATGTGAAATAAGAGTGATATTTAGCCGTTCTGTAAATCAATAACCCAGAGAGACTGACAGGCAGCTTATTTTTTCTGCGGCTTTCGGGCGGTGTTTAATAAAACAGACGCATCAGATTCAGCTGCATTTATCTCAGGAAGTGCCGCGCAGTATGGACACGGCATCACCCCTTTGTAACTTCTTTTTGCCACGCTCAGTGCCTGTAACAGTGAATAACAGCTGCCAATAAATGTCCTGCCTTCCTTAGCGGGTAGCCGGGAACAGTCAATCCGGTGCAGCAGTAACCCGCTGTTACCGTGGTCACTGACGTAGAACTTTATGGCGCTGTACATGCCATATCCTTTTGCTGCGTGTAATGGAAGTACCATTCGGAATTGTTGCTATTCGTAATTATCCATAATCCGTGATAGCCGCAGTCGTGTCTATGTAAAATTTATATATCAAACTTTTTCACATTAGCTCGTCTGCGTTAACAAAATTTAGCATCCTGGTTTTAATTTTAAAACATTTTTTAGTGAACTCTATATTTATCCTGTCCTAATCACCATTTGCATTGTTTACAATGTAATCACTTAGTGGCATGTAAGTCCCTGAATTTCAATTTCTACATCGGAAAGTCATAGCCAATTCAGTATATCTAATGAGAATAATGCTAGGCTAAAAAAGCCATGTAAAAATGAATTTTACTGCATTGCATTTTATCGTCCTACCTAAACTCATTAAATAAAACAAGAGGTAATTTTACCCTGATTATTAAAATTATTGCTTCCTGTTTAGTTAACACCAAAAATTATTATTAAGGGTTATTATTTTAATGTTTAATAGCATCTTAATTGCAGGCAAAAAAAAACCGCACTTGAGTAAGCCTTTGTGCGGTTACAGACAGCCACTTTTCAGTAAGCTGCTTTGCGATATTGGATGAAGCTAATTAGGCCAGTCATAAACAAAATGTTGCACAGCAACAGCCTCAACACCTTTTTTAATTTTCACAACCTGCTGCGGACCGGCCTGCTCCCGCGCAATTGCCTGTTTCATCAGTGGAGCAGCAGGCTTAACAGGCTGGCATGCTTGCGTCGCTATCGCCTTCTTTGCTTTGGGCGCAGGCCTCTTTTTAGGTTTCTGACTGAGATTAAGCAGCCGCTCTTTGCGGGAGTCTTTTTCTTCAGGATTCTGGATTTTTAAACATTCTGGGCATCGCTCAGAACTACTGTGATGGCCCAGTGCCACAGTCATTGCTTGTTGCGTGGTGTAGAGCGTGCCGATAAATATCCGGCTTTCAGGCGTTTTTGGGAGAAGTTTACAGCCTTCACGGTGCATCAGAATACCGCTTTCATGGTGAAAGCAGACATAGTATTTCTTAGCCTCTAACATGCTAATTCCTTTATGCAGTATTGATCCTGTTTAAACAGGAGAAAGATAATGATATTGATTGTTATTATTATTGGTAGTTGGTCTGCGGGTATGGAGCCTGTAAATTCAGCCTGGCACTAAATTTTACGTACCCGAATGAGAATCCCAAGCGTGTAGAGTTAATCAAAGTAAATTAACGGACGCAACCTGAACCGGACCTGATATCTCAACCATAAGCAAAGTCATGACGCTTCAGTGTAGCAGCGAAATAACTCTCCAGTCAGCTGAAATAATGTCGTCAGGAGTAGGATCATAAAAAGACAGTACACCTGACTCGCTCATGACAATAAACTGCCTATGACTGTCAGCGTCTGTTTCAGTGAATACATGAACAGGTGTATCGCCCCATTTGGTACGACGACAGATATTACTGTCCGTCTGGCTGATAGCTGTCATGGCGTGGTTGAAACCTGTTTCCGCCTAGGGTGGCGTGTCGGGGATATCAGACATGAAATGCTCCCTGTGCTTTGAGGCGCGTCACAACGGGAGGTTCCAATCTCCGGGTGGTGACGTTGACAGGGTTGGAACTACCGGTGCACAAGAAAACCGGCCTACCCGAAGGTAGCCCCACCAACGCCACCATTGAAACATTTGGCAAACTCCAGACGTGGTAGCGCCGGAGGCACTAAGTGCCTCCTCGTACATTCGTTCGGGGTTCCAATCCCGACCACTGTTTTACAGTGGCGCGCACACTATATCCCCGGCGCGGATAAATTCAATATTTCTAATGTGAAATTATCCACTGGTTATTAGATCCACTGATAATCGAAGAATCGCTACCCTGACAAATTACAACCTCCCTACCATCTTTTCACGCAGGCTATCGCCAGCGCTGCCGCCGCTCTGCGGGGCATAACCCTGTGAATATGAGGTATTTATGGAAGCACTCCGCACGGTGACGGATCGTTTTTCATTGATTGATAAAATTCGTCGATTTACTCCACAGAATGATCGCAACTACCTGCTGCGCTCTGTCCGCGAGACGTTCGCCAGCCCCGAAACTCTGGAGAGAATCCAGCTGGGGGAAATGTTCGGATATTACGGCCACGGACGTCGCGCCGCCTATTACGCTAAGACCGGGCGGCTCAATCTGCCGGAATTTGCGGTTGTCATGGTTGACGGGAAGCCGGTGACGCTGGAAAACGTACCGTCTAACCGTACGCTGGATGTCAGCGTGGACGATAACGGCATTGTGACTCACGTTCAGGAGATTCTGGACACTGAGCCTGGCAACATCGTTGACGGCATGAACCGTTCTCGCGCTGGTGGCTGGTCGTGGGCGACTGGCGGTGATGATAACGCCATTTCCAAAGTGACCAGCTTCCACGGCTTCGATTATGTGACCAATCCAAACTACATCAGTCAGGATCACCCTGCTCTGCTGCTGGAGTCGGCCAGCGAACGCGCTGACGCTATGCACGCAGGCCTGATTGAAAAGGGGTATTCGGAGAACCAGGCGGCCGACATTATTCAGCATTTTGAAACCCTGCGCGGCCAGGCGGCAATGCTGGAGTCTGCGGATTCTTTGCTGATGGAATCTGCGCTTCACATCGAGCATGGAAAGCGTCTGGAGCTGGAGGAACGTCTGCGCAACGCGCAGCTGATGATCGAGAGTGCGGGTACTGTTGCAAAGGCGCGCCGCCGGATTATGAAGGATGCGCTGGCTAACATGCCGCTGTTTTTAAGTAAAGCCCAGCAGGCGGCACTATGCCGGATGGACACGCCGGAAGACGCGCAGATCGTCGCGGCAATGCTGGAATCAATCGGTACAAATGCGACGGCCACGCTGCCGATCGGAACCGCCCACCAGCACACATTACCAGAGACGCGCCCGCCAGCCGTGGACTCAGCACCGCTGCTGTGGATTAACACACGATAAGAAGGGGAAAAAGAAATCGTGCCCTGAAAACTGGGGCACGTTTTAGTCAAAACTAAAAATTAGGAAAAAACTGAGTGTTGATCCTTTATCGGATCGCGTTTATTATCCGCGCTCAAATTCAGTTTGGCGACTGAATGTGAGGACGAAAAAAAATCGCCTGTTGACGCAGACGATTTTTAAACAACTTTGTGTGGTCTCTGACAACCACACCGGCGTTGTGCCGTATAACTTCTTTGAACGGAAGTTGACCTTAAACCATTATGACGCCAGGTATTGCACC